ATAGGTTACTGTGATCCCACTTTCAGTATTGCCTGTAAGCATCCCGCCTACAATGTCTTGAACTGTCTCGTTCGAAAGCTGGGTATTTGAAGTTACATACCCTTGATTTTTAACATAAGCAGTTGTTGCTATCTTGGTGCTGTTTTCGCTTGAGGATTGTGTAGTTGCTGTACTAAGCTTTGCAGCAGGAATAACACTTCCAGTCCATGCTCCAGAACTACTAATTACCTGAGTAGTCGTCGAATTAGTTGTCCCCAAAAGGGTTCCAACATAATAACCATTAGCAGTAGAAACATGATCGGATGTGAATATACCTGCTCTTACAAGCCCACCATCATTAGACCCATCACCACGAATATAAATTACAGCTCCAGTAGCTTTACTATTATGTGTTGGGTTTGAATCATTGTAAGTAAATACATCGCCATCGCCATCAGCATTCCAAATAGATGTTGCACCATCAATAATGTTTTCATCACCCGCTGTAGCATAACCTTGAGATTTAACATACGCTGTCGTTGCTATCTTAGTGCTGTTTTCGGCAGAACCCTGTGTAGGAGCTGTAGGATTGCCTGTTAATGCAGGACTTGCTAAAGGTGCGAATGAAGTACTATTAAAAGCATTAGATCCAAGAGCCCTTTTAACAACCTGATTACCAGCGTTAATAAGCAAAGCAGTTGTTTCTGAAGAAGTGGCTAAGCCTGTTAATGTTAAACTGGGAGCAGAGAAATTCTGATTAGATGTCCAAGAATCTGTCGAGTTAACCCAGTTAATCGTTTTATCACTAGCACCTTTCAAGGTAATACCACCACCATCTGCTGTACTATCAGTAGGAGATGATACATCACCGATAATTATATTCTTGTCTTCAACTAATAGGTTAGCCGTGTCAATGGTCGTAGTAGTACCATTGATATTTAGGTTACCGCCTATCGTAACGTCTCCATTACTTTCGTAAGTATTAGAGGTATGTGTTAGTTGTCTTTTTGATGAAGTTACTGTTGCCATGATATTAGTGCCTTAGCCTTTTTCTATTTATCTTAAATTTAATGTTTGAATCTTTTGCTGCTGCATGAAGTGAGGAATAATCACAGATCATCGGACCTCGTGAAGTCAGAAATGGCGATTTGTTTGGATGCCCACTTGCAGATAATTTTACTTTTAATTGTGTCCCTGTAGTTGCAAAAATGTGAGCATTAGCAGAGTTAAAATCATAAGTTTCCCAGTTAGAACCGTTATTATTACTGACATACACGTTCATTGAACACGATGATGGAATTGTAAAATTCTCAACTCCTGAAATAAAAACCTGATCTATAGCTGCACTGTTCTCCAAAGTGAAAGCTCCATACACTATTTCCCAATCACCATCACCTGCAAACTCCATCGGTTTAGTAGCTTCAGGCCAAATTCTAAAGCTGTGCCCATCGCTACCGTAGCCCATTCTTATCCAGTATTTACTACCATTAGCAGAAGACATTAGGACTGGGTTTACACCATAGTCAGACTGATAACTTCTACCTCTAGCACTTCCTCCATACTGAGTAGTTTGGTCTTCAACATAATTGCTCATCTGTCTCCTAGAATAAACTTTAAAAGTGCTTAGATCTAAGAACCCACCATCAACCCTACCATAACCCCGATCTCCAACTACAGGTATGTAATCCCCAGCATAAGATGGTAATTTATCCATAGGAGTTCCGCTTGTCTTTTGGAATTTTGTACCAAATCTTGTTATACCGTTGAAATCAATACCTTCTGTGTAGTTCCTTAAATACGTCCTTTGAGTTATATTGGGCGAACTACCGCTAAAGCAGTTAGTATAATCAACCTTTAAAAGATAATCATAACCAGCCATTATGACAACATTAGGAGCACCAGAGGGGTCTGGAACAAATAAGCCTGACTCTCTGCAATAACCATTCTGAGTAAATGAAGATCCAGAACCAGCTACAGTATCTTCAAGATCGCACCAAAGAGTCTCTGGAGTCGATGTCGAAGCGTCTAATATAACAGTGAAAGCTCCATTGCCCTCATAGTCCCAATAATACATCCTATCATTGACTTCATCATAAGATAGGAATGCTCTATACCCATTTCTATCGTTGTCCGAAGATCCACTATATTTATCAGATCCAGTCCCAGCCCCGTCTAAAAATTCTTGCGCTCCAGTTGCTAAGTTTCTTCTCGGAAATTGTTTGTAGTGTCTAGCATCATGCTCTGAAGCGTAAACCCATTCTCCAGCAGCGCATAAACCACCAGCATACCAATAACCAACTCGTCTTACGTAATCACTATTGGCTCGCGAGTTAGTTCCTGAAGGATCAATAAAGTCAGTAGGGTTAGTGTGTGATGGTCGGTCTTCTCTAATAACCGCTCCACCATTCGATGTTCCATCGATAGCCCCGCTATAATCTATAATAGAATATCCATACACGTTATATGACATGACTACAGCTTTCTTACACCCTTTGGCCATAGCAACTGATTGCATATGATTGTATGTGCTGCCTGTATCTCTCCACAGACCATTGTTATCGTGATATAGTTTTGTCATCGATCCGTCATTATTTAAACGTCTGACTGCTATACCATCACCCCAACCAACACTAATAAGTATGTCTCCATCAATATCATAACCATTATGAAATCCGATCACCCTATCTCCACCATCATATTGACCAGAAGATGAAGATACTAATGGGTTCCCAGTTCCACCTTTTAAGACTGGGCCAATAACAACTCCATCTAATTCGTATTGCCCAGCATTTGTAATTGTCGAGATTTCGCTCCTAGATAACTTTTGACTTTTAAATTTACTCATTTAACTGAACTATTTTTTGTTTAGCCTCCTCTAAAGCAGTTATTAGTATATTCATTAACTCCTTATCTGGATCTCCAATGTTTTCTTGGCACTGGATATCCTCCAACCGTTGATCACGTATATTTTCCCAATATTCTAAATCTTCTTCCATCTTATGCTATTGTTGTTTCTACCCAAAATTGGTGAAAGTTATTATTATTAGTTCCGCTTATTTGGTACATATAGTTAGTATTCGTTCCTGAGTAAACCAAAGATGCTGAACCTCTACTTAAGCTACCTTGTGTCGCATGCTCATGTTTATATACATTATAAGCTGTAACAAATCTTGCATTAGAGCTTGGTGGATTCCATTGTACATAATAAGCATTGTTAAGATTAACCACACTCATTGATGTAGGTTCAGCAGAAGAAACTGAGTAAGAAACACTGTCCGATGCAGCACTTGATAGAATGCCATATTTCATTGCATACACGCGATATGCTTGTGTGCCTGTCTCATCAAAGGCATTGTCAATAATGCTCATCGAAGCAGCAAAATCATCAGGTGGGACAATCGATATCAGACCATAATCACTACCATCAATTGAACTATAAACAAGGTAAGCATCGATGTTTGATGTAGTAGATTCTGCAAACGTAACCTCTACTGTTTCTCCAACAATCGCTACTGATGCGCTTGCTGGCGCGTTAGGCGCAGATATTGAAGCTTGGCCACCAATATCACTAAGAACTTCTGCTCCAGTTCTAAACTTAACATCGCCGCTATCTGACACAAGAAACTTATCAACATCCGAACCTGCGTTTGCAAGAGCGCTGAAATTCACTGCCGCTCCAGCTTCAAAATCAGTACTAACAGTTAAGTCTCCTGAAACTGTAGCGTTGTTAGTAACTATTATATCGTTATTAAAATATGCCGCACTTGTTGTTCTTAATGTTCCATTAACGTCTAGTTTATATGAAGGTGTTGTGTCTCCTATACCAACGTTACCAGAAGCATTGATGCGAATTCTTTCAGCACTCGCTGAATATATTGCCGTCTGAGAACCACCTTCTGAACCGAATAGCAGAACCCCTGTACCCGGTTCAGCTAACATTACAGCCCCGCCCACTCTAAACTTACCCGTTACCTTCCCCTCTCCAGCGACATCTAGTTTATAAGATGGACTTGTTGTTCCTATACCAACATTGCCAGAGGAGTTAATATACAAGCGGGATGTGCCAGCAGCTCCACCTGTAGTAACACTTACATTATTACCACCAGCAAATACTGTAGATGCTGATGTATAATCTATAGCTCCTACTTGAATTACATTACCACTAGTTAACCCAGCTAACTTATAATTAGTACCTAAAGTACTCTCCGCTGCATAGAATTGATTATTACTTATTAAAACGTCACCACTCGCAACATGGAGTTTTGAATCTGGACTCGTTATTCCTATACCAACTTTGCCTTCAATGATCGCTCCGCCTGTTGGGGGAGCGATCCCACTTGAGGCACTATATGTCAATCCTAATCCCAACCCACCTGTATCAGAAATTTTGGCTACAGGAGTCCCATTTTTATAGAAAGTTGTTCCGTAAAAACCATTACTATCCACTCCAATTCCTCTACCATTCGACCCCTCTGAGGTGTGTCCGTAACGTATATACTCATCCCACCCACCTTGAATGGTTAATTTTCTTGTCGGACTATTTGTTCCTATACCAAAGTTACCATTATCCAAAATGATAGCTTTATCCGATCCAGCGTTGTTTTTGAATTTTATAGAACCACTGGAAGTCGCAGCAGTTATCTGATTAACAACAGCGGCATTAGCTAGCATAGAGCCAGTGACTGATACGCCGCTACTTGTTGTTTGTATCTTAACACTATCTTGATACCTTAAATTAACACCTCCAGCATTTCCTTGGAACCAAACTTGACCATTCGTATCTCTAATAAATACATTTTGAGAACCATCAATATATAAACTTCCAGTACCAGTATCCTTAATAAAGCTATTAGAACCATCATGGTAGATTTTAAGATCAGGACTTGCATAGTCACCAAATCTTAACTCAACATTATCGTCAAAGTGAAGGTTTTTAGTGGCAAGCATTTGAGTATGACTACCATCTAATCTAAGGTAATCTGTTACACCACCAGAACCATTGTCTGATTTAAAAACAATATCATTATCATTGGCATCGTTCTGTATGATCAGTTCACCTGTAAGATTTTGAATATATGAATTACCAGAAACATGATAAATACCTAAGTCATTACCCTCTCCAGCATAAAGAGCTTTACCGTCAGCCATTCGCAAATGTTGGCTAGCTACAGAGTAACCTAACCCACCATCTATTCTAAAGTACTCTTCTAGAGTCCCTGATGAATTTTCAGCCTGAAGTTTAATATCACCCCCGTGTACAGTATTACGTATATCTAAAACACCAGTTTTATTTACTATATAACTATCACCAGCCGAAGAGTGGTATAATTCTAAATCTTGAGCATTTCCAAAACGAACTTTAACATCATCGTTCAGATTTATATTACCCGTTATCGTACCACCTGCTAGTGGTAAGTACGATGATAACGCGCTTGAGGAAACATAAGTACTGCTATCTACACTACCGTCGGCTTTAAGGAATTGCGATGAAGTTCCTCCTGATTTGATAAGTGATGTGGCAGTAACTGAACCTGCAAAGGTTGCGTTACCAGTAGAACTAATAGTTAAAGCTGTTGCATCAGGAGAAATAAATTGGAACCCGTTACCTGTCGCTCCTGTAGTCGCTTTCCATACACCAGCGAAGTTTCTGAACTGACCACTAGTGCCACTATAAACATTTGCAGAAGAAACTATACCACTATTATTAAACTGCGCTCTAAGTGTACCTCCAGTTGTGATACCTAAATGATCAGCTTCTATTCTATAAATTCCAGTATTAGAATCATTATTAAATGTAATTGCCGGAGCTGTCGCGACTCCGTCTTGAACATATAATCTGGATGTTCCTCCATTTGTGCCGAGCCTAACATCACCACCATCATTCTGTAAATATAATATACTAGCACTTCCGTTACTACGGGATATAATCTCGTTATTATCAATAATGAGGTTCTGCCCACTTGATGTACCTACTTGAAAAGCGTGATCAGTACTAGTAAGACTTGCATCACTTCCATTTGTAAGTCTAAGTTTATCAAATGTAGGAGTTGAAGTCGTAAGAACGTTTTGGTTTAAATGAAAACCGTCAACCGTGTCTGCGTTATCTGCGTTATTTGCGTTAATCTTATGTACAGCTGGTGATAATTCATCGTCGCGATAAAATAAATAACCATCTTTGTAGTTTAAGGCAATTTCACCGAGTGAGAGAGTTCCTGTAGTAGGAACTCTTCCTGCAACTCCGGATTTTTTAAGAGTAATAGTATTGGCCATGATTATAGAATCTGTAGAAAGGAACTATAGAGCCCCTTTAAAAAATAAGCATTGTAAGGTAATCCCCTACAATGCTTATTTATACTTATTTCCAGTTAAGATTTTTTAAAATGTGCCGCCATCAACAACTGTGTCATAGAGACCTCCTGAAATATGTAGGCCAATATCTTTTCCACCTCCTACACCAGTAAGTGCCATACGCTTGTCTGCATCGGCTGCGCCATTGACATATTTGAATTCAACCACTCCTTGCGATACATTGTTGCCAGTAGTCTTACCAAGCAATATGCCAGCAGCGTCGATACCCGCATGAGTTGTTTGGTCTTCTGCGAGACGCATGTGCTTATCAGCAATGGAAATCTGAGTTGAATTGATTGTCGTTGTTGTTCCATCAACTTGAAGATCACCACGAATAACAACTGTTCCACTAGCGGCTGGGCTATCATTACTGTGAGGAGAATCGTTCGGCGCTGGATCAATGTAGAATGTTGAAGGACCAATTAAATTTCCAGCAGTGACTATAAGATCTCCCGCTGTAATATCAACATCGCCAGTAACAGTAAGATCATCAAGAGTACCAACGCTTGTAATAGAATCTTGGTGCTGAGTAACGTTAGAAGCTTTAATCCTGCCATCAAGAAACGTTCCAGACGTGATCTTAGATGTAGGAAGGTTTCCAACATTGGCTGAAGGTAGAGCGCCCGTAACATCATCTGTAAGATCAATCTTATGTCTTGTAATTTGTTGACCACTAATAGTGATATAATCAGGAGTACCTGTTAGTGTAACATTGGTTGAGTTGTCTGTACCTGCGGCATCAACACCAAGATTAGTTCTTGCACCTGCTGCGCTTGATGCTCCCGTACCACCGTGTGCCACGGCAATATCAGTAGCTGCCCACGTACCTGTTGTAATAGTACCAACACCTGTGATAGATGTGTCCACATCGGTTTTAAATCCACTGATAGGGTATGTATCAATCGCCCTTGCTTTTGGATTTTCATAGCCACCAGAGCCTCCGGGATGAATAATAAACGCGTCAAGGGTTGAAGTACCGGTGTGCGTTGCCATATTATCAGCATCGAGTCTAAACTCAGTACCATTCAATACTAAACCGCCGTTTGACTCTGCTGTATATGTTGTATTGGTAAAAGAACTTGCAACCGTTAATTTTGTTGCACTTGTTCTTGTAACAGTAACATTAGATCCACCAGTAATTTCTACAAAATCATTCGTAGAATCTGAGCCAGCTAAGTTGATTTTTGTTGTACTAGCAGGGACTGATAAATCATAGGTTGTATTAGTGTCGCTTAAATCGTTATTAAATATACTAAGAGGAATTTCACTCGCAGCTTTTCTCTTTTGTACACTTGAACCGGTTGCAGGGACGTCTAATACAACAAACTCGTCACTGCCAGTGATGGAGGCTGTCATATCAGCCAATTCAGTAAGATCGACACTTACCGTTTGAGTCGCTCCGCTATCTGTGCTTGCTACATCTATCAAAGCACCAGGTGAGACGCTAGTGACTGCTCCAAGTTCTGCCCTGAGTTCGGCCGAGGAAATTCCTTCTAAACCATTCGCAGTGAACTTAGCGTAATCATTATCTTCAACACTAGCATGATCAATTTTTACTGCATTAGTGTCATTAATACCAAATGTAAGAGTATCTTGTTTGCCATTGAGCTGACCTTGAATACCTGATGTAACACCAGTGACATAGTTTAATTCGGTAGTTGAGGCAGTTGCTCCGTCAAGTTTGTTAAGCTCAACCGCGGTAGCATCAACAGCTGCAAGTTTTGTAAAGTCTGCTTTAACTAATCCACTGACATCGTCAAGAAGATTAAGCTCAGCTGCTGAAGCACTTACAGTTGTTCCATCCAACTTAAATGTGCCTGTAACATCGAGTGTACCACTTGCAGTCGTAGTTCCACTAAACGTTTTATTGCCGGTAACAGTTTGAACAGTATCTGTCGTAACATAATTCAGGCCGTCTCCTGCAATGGCTAAAACGGTATCACCTCCAGAGGATCCAGCTCCAATATAAAGTGTCCGGTCGTTATCGTTGAACGCTAATTCACCTAGCGATAGGGCAGCTGGCGCGCCGGAATTGCCTCCTGACGTATATGTCCTTCTTTTAATTCTAATTGTGTTTGCCATCGTTTCTGTAAGTTATATTTTTCTATTTATATATTTAAAAGTTTCCACCGTCCATAGAATCGCTATTAATAAATTTTGATGTGGTCCCATTATACTTTATTAAATCATCTTCGCCAACGCTTGTTATAGTAACATCGCTAAGCTGATTTAAACCAGTGTCAGTGAAAGTTTTTGTTCCTTCAATCGTTTGATCTCCTGTAGTTTTAACAACTGTATCATCAGTCGTACGAAGAACAGTACCATCGACAGAAATTGTTTTCGGAGCAGTTCCAGTATATGTTACGTCGCTTATTCCATCTCCATCGGTAAGAGGAGCTCCTCCTCCACCACTCGAAACTTGCTTAGGTATAATCTTTTTATCGGGATTAACCTGAGCGTTTATAGTGTTTTGTGTGGTTACCTTTGCTTTAATGGACATTAGTATATTATGTTTCTGGAGCAGAAGAATCAAACGTGACTCCAGGTGTAACGTCAATCTGCCCTTCTAAAACCCTTGTTATTACAGAAGGATTATCAGGAGACACAATAATAATATCATACACATACCGGCCAGGTTTTAGCCCTGCAGTTTGTTGTGCGGTTAAGTTAATAGTTACTACCTTAGACGTACTATCAACAGATGCAGTGAATGTCGCCTTTGTTGATCCATCATATGATTTAGCAACCTTACCTGCAGCAGTATAATTAGTAAGTATTAAACCTGGAGTATCGGATAGATCAATCGTCGTATTAAAGTTCGACCCTTGATCTATGAATAAGTTTGAAAATGTTGCCATATAATTATCCGCGGATGTGGTTTTCTATTTCGTATTGTGCTTCGTCAGGAGTAAAGTGATGTAAACTTGCGTTATTAGATCCTGTCATCGTCACCCATGGCAACTTAGTAATTGTTTTTGTTGATCCGGTAATACCGATACGTATATCCATTGAATAGCTTGGCACTACAGCGTAATCTTGAAAGTCGTAATCAGCAGCTGAAGATGAAATTGTTGCTTGCGGCAAAACAATGTGCATTTCGTTCTCATAATTCGAAATAGCAGATCCAAAGACTTTATTATTTTCCCAATCAATAACAATTGTTCCGAAAGTCATTTCTTCAGAACTGTCCCCTCCAACATCCCAATTCCAACGGCATCTCATAATTGTTTTTTCAACATTAGAAGCGAATGTCATTGGAAGAATGTTTGCCCAATCTAATGATGATGGAGCAGCCGTATTACTACTGTCGTAGATTCCCGCGGCTGCCAGGGTGCCGCCAAGGCCTGCTGAAGAAGGAGAGAGGGCTGTAGTAGAAGTAACACAACCAGCCAGCTCGTCGGCTGAATGTCCTGGAAAGCCAGTTCTTCTGTCCGAGGTGGCAGAAATCAGTCTATATGTTTTAGAAAATTTAAGACTATCAACGTAAGCTTCAATATGATCTTTAACAGCTTTAGATGTAGGAATTGTATCATCAGAATCTTGAAGACCTGATGCAGTAACATCAATTTCAACCTGTGCAACATTGCCATTGCCCGATCCAACCTTACCTAAAAGTTTATTGCCTGCTACTTGTTGTACCTTACCAAGACCAATTGAGTTATTAGCAACATTAGAATTATCAACTTTATTCTCTAAAGAAGTTATTTTTTCGATGATGCCGTTCGTCTTCTTTCTCCAATCGTTTAGATTATCACTAAGTTCAACACCACCCGCTGGTGAGTCAAATATATCAAAATTTGTAGAATCCATTGCCATGTTACTATTTATCTAATATTAAAGTGTTAAGTATTTGTTTTAGCTCGCTAATTTCAGTCTTTAGAGATTCTATTTCTTCTTCTTGAAACTGTTGTTTTTGACTATTTTTCTTTGCCGACATTCTTGCATTATAAGCCGATTCATCTTTATTAATAAGTACTCCTCGACTTTTTCTTATAAATTTGCTTTTCATTATAGAGATGCAATAATTCTAAGGTTTTTAATTTCAGGGACGTAGGCCAGATTTGAAGATCTAAACAGAATTTTAATAGCAACTTGATCAAATTCTTCGCCATCATTAGATGAACCTTCGTAATGTACTTCACCGAATTGATAGTTAGAACTCACTGGAACTATACTATCTGTTTCAATCTTAGTCCACGGAATAGCATCGAAAGATTTGCCAGAAGTTCTATCACCAAATCTAGCATAAACTTCAATCGATGTAGATTCATCTGGTCGAACAGCATCAAAGTAAACATCAACTTGATCAGAAGGATTTTCGAGTTTAACACTCTTTGTAATATACCTTGCAGCACATTGGCCGTCATCTTCTGTTGTTTCAAACTCGTTTGAGTCGTTAACAATATTATCAAATGTAACGAGGGAAATACGATCTAAATCGACCACCGGGGAAATTTTAGAATCGGTTGTAGTAAGCTCCGCTTGAAGTTTTAGCTGATCTATACCAGACTCACCGTGTCCACTATTAAAATCATGTGTAACACGCTTACCTGTATAAATCAATTCTCCGGGAAATACTGTATATGCATCAGTTGCACTATCATTTAATGTATAATCAACACTTACTTCAGGAAGAAGCATATCTTGAATAATAGGAAGATATGCAGAAGCTTTCCAAACATCTCTTTGGGCTTCGGCCGTTGCGGTTGAAACAGGAAGAAGGGTTTGTGGTGCTCCACCATTATCGGTTAAGGTAATTAATGCCCCTGGGCTTCCACTATTATCTGCTCTTAATTGAATTAGGTGGCTGTGAGAAACTTCATTTCCATTAGAGTCAACTGTTAATGCGTGGTATGTATCTCCGTCCGTTAAACCACCAATTTCGTTTCCACCATTCTTTTTATAGGTAAATTGTTGACCGTTAACTGCTTCAAGGACATTAGAAGGAAGAATGATTCTATTATTAGGATGATCAACACCTGTATCATCAGCTTTAATACTGATTTCACTAGGAGCAGCAATAACAACATCAGGAATAGATGTATAACCAGCGCCGTTTGTTACAACTTCGATATAATCAATAACTCCTCCTTTTTTAATAAAGGCTTTAGCAGTTGCTTGATTTTCACTTGTAGCTCCTCCACTTGTTACTCCTCCAATAGTTATTTTAGGAGGACCACCAAGATAACCAGAACCTCCGTTAGTAACATTAATGTATGTGACTTGCCCTCTTTGTGGTGAAAGGCCTGTGAACAATCCTGTCTGAGAAGTGGTTTTAAAATCAGCCCTGTTTAGTGTAAACTTAAGATCTTTATTTTGATCAGGTGTCCATGTTGATGCGTTCTGACTCTTAAGAAGAACACCCATATTGACATTCTTATTAATAGTTTCAGCATTTGTTCCAACATCTGTGCCACCAACCTCAGCGTGCCATACTCTGTATCTTGCGCTATTTGATATTAGAACGATAGCATATTCAACACCAGGCTGTAAGTAAACTGGTGTATCAAACATAAACTTTGTTGCCAATGCCGCAGTAGCATTCGGAATGACTGCTCCAGGAAGCTTAGTTACTCGTGAGAATGGAATTGTTTTTTGTGTAGGAATTCCATTCTCAACCGAAACAATACTCAGTTCAACAGGTAAGTTAGGATCTCTTTCTTGGAAGAAAATATCAACTGAAGAAAGGAAAATGCCGGTAGGCTCATTTCCAATCATAAATGTTTGTGCAATAGGATCTCTACGAACCACACGTGAACTTATTAGCACGTTTCTTCTTTCTTGAAGACGTGTTCTTTCTAATACAAGCTGCCGCGTTGAAAGAATTGTTTGTTGACGAGTTTCTAATAATCCTTTAGCATGGTAAGTACTTTCAGCCGAGGAAAGTTCTAAAACTCTGTTATTAAGTGCACTGTCGGTGAGTCGAACTTGTCGTGAACCTGTACGGAACCTGAGAACATCGTTATTAGGAATAACAAACCAACCATCAACTTCACCAGCATCATCTGAAACTATTCCTGAGTTAATTGACGGTGTAGCTCCTGGTGACATAAGAGCAGGTCCTTCTAGGCCTTCGTATCTTGTAACATCTGTTCCTCCTACGGCCGCAACCTCACCTCCGAATTGAACAAATGCTTCATCGTCAGTAGCGTAAGATGTAATGTTAACATCATCAAAATAAAGGAAGAAAGTAGTATTCGGCTTAAGCATACTTGCTTTAAAGTGCACCTTTCGAGAACGAATAAATGGAACAAAGGTGACATTCAATACTCTATCATCAATTACTTCTCTTTGGAAGTTTTCTACAAGAGATGTTTGGATACCTTCTCGCAATTCTCTACGGAATGTGTCGATACGTCTCCTTCTTCGGGAAACGCGTGTCCTTGTGCTAAACGTATCTGTTCTTCCCGTTCTATTCCAGAATGACCACCGAGCTGGTGACCATTCACTTTCCCATTCATTCCACTCTGTGCCTAATATGTTTGGATCATTTGCAATCTGTTGTATAACAGCGCTATTATCACCGTCAATGTTTGTGATAATTTCAGGAACATTATTAACGTCTTTCCATTCATCACTAGATGGTGAAAGTTCAAGGTTCCCGCTCCAAGTTGCAACATCATAAGGATTAACACTAATGTGATCTGAAGCATATGGTTGATCAACTAGTACCTTTTCAATAAAGTCAAGTGTAAGAGAATTTTTACGTTTTCCAGAATATGATGTAGTTGAAATGGTCTCACCGTTCCAAGAACTAACAGGCTCTCCGTTCCCACCCATTCCGCTAATATAACTCCACCGAGCATTATCGGAAAGATACATCGGACGTGCTGTAAAGTTATCTCGATCAATTGCAGCGCGATAACCAGAACTATTAGTATCTCCAACGCCGTGTCCTCTAAACGAATCAGTAATAATACCACCTTTAAATCTTGGAAGACCGTCACCATCGTTGATTTGTGTTTCAGTAGCTTCAGATTCTAATTGTGATAATGCTGTGTAATATTCAAGATTGTGAATACGCTGTTCAAGACCACCAATATCACTCATCGTATATCTACGATTTTTGGCTACATCAATTTCCAAATCATCAAGCGAATATAAATACCCTGGCTTTTCAATTCTGTAAAGTATTAAAGAATCCGAAGGTATTGACGGATATATTGGATTTTGAGATGCGTTACCTTTTACATATTTAAGTTCACCTAGCTGAGATAAAGCTATAATATCTCGTCGTGCTTTATAGTAAGTAAAATCGACATTAGTAATTGAATTTGGTTTAGTCTCTCCACCTTCAGTAGAAATTTCAATTGATTGTCTAAAGTCTAAACAATTTGATAATTTAAGATCTTCATATTGTGGAATATCTTCTAAATCAACAAGTGTTGAACCATTAGATTTATAGTATGAATTAGCTGCAAATACTCCAGATGTTGTATGAGTATAATGATCAAAACTAACAACTACAGCTGCAGATTTTAAACTTTGCGATCCTTTATAAACAACTTGTGAAAAACCATAATGTGTGTCGGATTGTCCGCTAAACAATTCAAAATCAGAAACAGGCAACAAATCGTTTCCATCGTGTGTTACACCAGTAATACTATATACATCCACTTTATTCAAAGTAATAATATCGCCATGCCCTAAAGTCCGTGTTTCTGTATATGTTGAAGACGTTTGTGTTTTAACACCTAGTTCTGCTTTTACTTCAGCAGGATAAAAAACTACAATAGCATCAGTATTTGAAGGAGCAGTTGTTCCACCTGCCCGCCTAAGTTTAATTGTGGCAGTTGTACCACTAATCGTAACATCCTTTGCGAATGTTTCGCCATTTGTGCTATCAGTTCCGGCATTAGCCTGAACAATTACATAATCTTCTGGATCTGTACTTATAAAATTTTCTCCGGTTCCTGCGGCAATTGTAATAACCCCGGCCGAAACATGAGTAGCTGCTTTACGTCTCTGAACAATACGTTTTGAATTTGTGTCGTTGATTTCTTTTACATCGTATCCTCCAAGAGGATACACCATCCGCGAAGCATTTTCACCAGTATCTTTAAGTTCAAACCCGGTGCTATTTTGTAAAACTGTATTTGATTCAGCATCAGTAGCACTAGGATCTAACGCAAGAGCTTTCGCTTCTTTAAGCTTTTTACCGGCTATTAATTGTATATCAAATATGTAAAGCCTTTTAGAAGCTTGCGCTCCTGTTGGTGCCGGTGTGCTAGAAATGTTATCAAGACCATTTTCAATTGCATGAATTCTGCAAGTGCCAATTACCACGTTCGAGTCAGAACCAGTAGCAGCTTTAAAAAGTTTATATTGTTTATTCGGAGCAAACTGAAAAAGATTAACATCAGCAATTTCTATTTTTCCTGCGTTATTATTACCATCATTAGAATCAGTAAGTGATCCTTCAATAAATTGTCCACGATTAGTTGATAGCTTATAATTAGTTTCAGTTCCTTCATCAGAAGATTCTCTTCCTTTATCGCAAACAACATCCTGTTTATCTTCAAGCTCTACACGATAACCTTGGACATATGCAACTCCGGGTTCAACACCTACAACAAATCTTTTCTTACCCTCAGTCGTAGCAGTTGCAGTATCAGTAACATTTGGAAGAAGAGCGTTTGCTTCTGATCCATTAAATATCTCAGCCGCTGTATATTTACCGCGGTTACCAGAAGAGTCATTAAAGTATTCACGAACTTCGTTCTTAAATGGATTAAGAACATATGAACCACTTTCTTCTTGAGTTCTTTCTGCAAGTGCTTTACCAAGCTCGCCATATTCAGTACGAGCAGGGTTTACAACACCATCTTCTTTAATATCAAGAAGGTTAATACGCTGCTGACCACTTTCAACATTATCGTCATCTAAAGGAATAAACTTAAGATCGAGGGAAATTTTATAACGATCCGCACCGGGCGCATTAATATTTGGCTCGCCATTTGCGTTATCATTAAGTGAAGAATCTGCAGAACTTGTTACAACACTTTCCGTGATATCAAACACAGCAGAACCACTTAACTTAGAAATAACACCAGTATTATCGACTGCTTTAACAGAAAAAGCTGATGCAGCATCAGTATGAACAAAGTGGCCTTTAATAAAAAACACACCTTCATCTTGAAAAACACCACCTGCATAAGCAAGAACACCTTTATTAGTTCCACCAACATTTACGTTGTACGTAGCAAAATTTTCAGTATCAGTAATTGGAGAGTTGGATACACCATTGAGATTGATACTTCCACCTCCATCAATTGAAAGAGCAAAAACATTATTATTTGAAATATTATCAAAATCGTCTCCCCCTATTGGTTTAAGATAAAAATAATAACCATCAACATTGTCCGTAATCTTTTCAGCTTTTAAGATCTTAGCTCTTTTGGTGCCGAGGGTTATCTCTTTACCAGCCAGAGAAGTGAGCTCTGCTGCAGTTATAATAGCTGAACCAAGAGTAACACCAATTCTTCGAATACTTGAATCATATGTTGTATAACCTCCTAAAACTCGGTCGCCTTCTTTAAATATGTGACGACCAAATTTATCAATCTGATCTTGAATATTAGATTGAAGCTGGTTAAGCTCTCTTACTTGAACGCTTCTCCCAGGACGAAATAAGATGCGAAGATATTTATTATCTTGATCAAAATCATCAAAATGGGGTGTGTCAGAATATGTGGTGATTGCCATAAAATTTATTTATTATAATTGTATGATAAGCTTTACTTCTTCAGTTTGAGAAGATCCGCGTTGGAATGGTGCTCTATTCTCATGAAAAATAACTTCACCGTTTGTTATACCAGTCGGAGGAGAGTCATACGCGTTATACTCTGGTCTGTATGTACCTACAGTGTCTGTACTTGCGATTGTAGACGAACCTGATTGAACTCCAGTGACTGGTAGAGGATCAATAAAATTAACATCAGGATTTGAATTCTGGTGATAGTAAAGATTCTTTGTAGCAGCATCGTAATAATCAAAATAGAACTTAGCAGATCCGCACGTAAGAACATCACCTTGAGAAAGACCATCAATAACTGAAGCACTTGGTGTACCAGTGAGCTTAACATATTTAAGAGCATCCAAAACACTTTCACCTGTAGCACCAGAAGTTTCGTTTTTGTCTGTGGGATTCTCTCTTGTAAAGTTTTTTAGAAGTGATACCTGTCTGAAATCAATAATTGCTGCATCATTGTCAGTTTCTTGATTTACAAACTCAGCTGTAAGACCAACAAACCATGTTGGAAGAATATTGATTGCGTTAGCAGCATAACCATCTACAGGCGCAACAGTAGCATGAGCTGTTGCTCGTGTTCCACTTGATGCAGCGATCGCAACTGTCACATATTTAACACGACCTGGTATATCGACGGGCGAACTTAAATGATTGGTATCAATGTGATCCCAATAGCTTTCTGAACCGTCAGGGTATGGACTTTGGTCCGCGTCAACCAAATCTATGCGAGTAACAGCCCCACCGTCTACAATTGCTCGAGCAGTGATACCGGTATCGACCACATCACCATCATAATCAACTGCTGTGATAACTACTTGTGGAGGGTTGCTATATCCGCTTCCTCCATTCGTAATTCCAATGTGGCTAATAAGGCCACCGGTTTTTTGTTTTTCAGCAGGCTGAACATTAGGCGAACTATTAATAGGAACAAACTGATTAGTTACAAGAGGATCACTACTATCAATATTAGCAACGTGCGCCCAAACATAACCTTGCGCATCACCTTTAGCAGTAACTCCATAAGTGGAAGCAGCTGCTGGTTCTGTAGTAGAACCGGCCACTGCAGTAAAATTAGATGTTGTAGCAGTGTTAGAAAGGCAAAGATAAACTTTATTATTGTTTGTTACTACACAAGGATAAAGATCGCCTGAGGTATAAAACATATCATCATCAGCTTCGTCATAAACCTTATACTTTCGGCCGTTTTTCCATGGGTTTTTTGCAATAAGCTGTTTAACACCTGTAGCTGCTACGTCTTTCAATACTGAAAGATTTGAAATAACATCATGATCTTCTTGAATTGTTCCTTCTGGTGAAGGCGGCGAGAATCCAGTAGTGCTTTCTAAATTGCCATTAGCATCAGCTTCCCAAGGATCAGCTTTACCAAGACCAATAGAATATCGGTTATTAGTTCTGTATGGCCAGGAAGTCGCGCTTGGGTTTTCTGATGATGAATCAAAATTTGAATCAGCAGAAGCTTTTATATCGTTCACTAAAAGTCTAGCTTGATTTCTACGAAAATCGTCTGTAATAATTGCAGGCATAAGTTGTTTCTATTTAAAGTTATTTATAATGTTTACGCAAGGATATTTTATTCTTGTACACAATTTTCTACACCACCAACCAAGGTACAAACTTCACTGCCCTTTGGATATTTAAGTTCAACTGATGGTTGCGGTGCTTCTTCGGCGTCAAGTCTATTTGCTACATATTCTTGCTGGTATTCATTAATTAGTGATGAAAGAGGTTGTTGAAAAATGTTTAATTTAGAAAGTTGTGTTGGATCATCCCAAAAACCTCTTTCGTAATAATGAGCAGCGTTAATTTGGTTTGACCAGTTGGTTGATACATATTGCATCTTCGCTTTAATACCAATACTACGATTTAAGTTATTAGCGTTAGGCCTTCCAAAAAGTGGAAAGTAGTTTTCTGCAACTGAAATAATTTGCTCATTGATGTATGTTGAAAACCAACCTGGTTGATATCTTGGTGTGTGTGAACCTTCGTATGAATCAAAACCGCGAAGTCTAGGAGGCCTTAAAGACGCGAACCATCCTTCAGTGTCATCGGGTGTTTGTTCGTATTTTTCAAACTTATCCCATCGGCTATTTGAATTAGCAAATATGTCGACTAAAACAAAAAATTTCATACCAGCCGGATGTACTAATCGTTGGAATGCGCTTTCCCACCTTGAAGCTTCAACATTAGTTCTAATCCTATAACTATAATCCTGCCAAAAGTTCGAATCTTGAATTTTATCAGCATTTGACAGAAATCCTGAATCCTTTGTATAGACGCCACTAACACCTTCACCATTAAATGTTCCTGCAGAAAGTTTAAATAAGTTGTCTCCTGGATAATAAACATCAACTAACGAATCAAACATTATTTGAAAGAAAACACTAACACTTTCTGGTGTACCTTTTATTCGATAATAGTGAACAATTCTTTTATATAGAGTATTGCGATCAACAACATTCGAATTAGGAACGATCTTAGCAATTTCACTTTGAATAGCATCTAAATATTTTTCAGATGTTACATCAATATCACCTTCATCAATAATATGATCTAGCTCATAGGAAGCATATCCTTCACGATTTAAATAGCTATAATATTCCTCCATAAAGGAAATAAGATTCGCTGCAGAATCACGAAGATATTGCGGAACCAATTCCCGAACTTTGTCTCTTTCGTGATTTGAAGGTCTATAATTTGCTATTGAAGTGTGCATTAATTCTAGCGAGGTGTTGTTACATAATCATCTATACCTGAGGTTCCTCGGGTTGCGATAGTGTCGACAGTAGATGTAATATTAGTGTTTTGTAAATCAATTTCGATTATTTGATTTCTCTTAGGTGCGATGTCATTTGATTCGGGTCTAGCGAATAAAGTAATTATCGTATCTGTGTCAACATTAAAATCATTAATTTCTATAATACCTGTTGAGGTATCAATTGTTCCAACATTTCTAGCATCTACAACTTTAACCCCGTCAGAACTAAAAAAGCAGCGCGATATGCTACGAATATTTTCAACACTTGTTTCTTCATCCTGTAAGTAGTATGTGATTCCTCCACTTACAAAACCGCTTGTTGAGATTAAAGACTCTGTAGGATCAGAAGGATTATCAAGAGGGAAATTGAATTCTAATTTGTATGTTGTCGTATTTGCGTTTCTAGCTATGAATTTTTTCAAACAATAAACACGGGCGTATGAACTAACGATAGAAGGATCTAAGTCACTAATGTATTCTAAGAATTGCGAGTAGCGGAATACTCCATCGAATGTTTCAAGATTGTCGTCGCTAAACTTTGAAACACCATCTCTGACTAACGCTGAAATGCTACCAGCACCTTTATTTGTAGTAGCAGAGTTGTAGTTAACAAAAATATCAAAATAAATAAATGTAAATTCAGGATCTACGAATTTTGGTCGAACAGTTAAAATACCTTTTGAATCTAAGATAGGAAGTAACGTATTTTTTTCTGTTTCTGTAAGTGTTGCCGCATTTGCTGGTTTAGCTGAAATAAATACTCGGCCGTATTCTGGAGGATCGTTATCTTCTCCGCCCCATACTGAAATTGCTACTGCTGTTGAGTTAGAACGAATTAATGCTTTATAGTCATCAGTTGTAACTGCTCGGTTTTGGGAAAGAAATTGTAAAGGCGCGTTTGATCGAATACTTTCAACACTTTCCTTGCTGCCTCCACCTGAAGATGCCCCCGCAATACTAATTGTTGGTGCGGGCGATAAGCTAGTGTTTGTAAATACAGAAACTCCATTTGCTGCAGCACCTTTTGTGGAAAGATATTTAATTTGTATAACAGAACCTGGGAGAGGTTTCTTACCAATAACATTGTCTCCAAACGAGATTTCAAATCTTCCGTTAGGATTTTCATTAATAAAGTAAACATTTGAATTGCCATCAATTCCAGGCAACTCAGAAAATTGTGTGTATGTTTCTGTTTGTGTAGTACCGATTGAATCACTTACGCTAACAACAATTTTTGAACGATCAACATTGACATCTGGTATTTCAAATTTAAGGTTTGCTACTTTATCATCAAAAAGATATTCCTTTCTTTTAATTGCACCTTCATGCGCAGAAAACGGCAAAGTAGGATTGTCAACATCATCAAATACAACAAACGAATATGATTGATTATTAAGAGTATCAGTTGCTGTAAATGTTGTACCTTCTTTAATTTCTGTAATAGAAGAATCTAAATTGCTTAATGTTATTGTGATAGCAGCAGCAGAAACACTTTTTGGTGTGTACCCTAATGATTTCGCACGAGCTACAACATTCTTACGAAGTTGGGCCGAAGAAATAAATGTTTCATTCGCAGCAAGGTGTGCAAGAACAGCATTATAGTGTGTGTTATGGGCAAGGATGTCAAGAATAAGATTTAAACCAGAACCATCAAAATCAAAATCCTTAAATGGACTATCAGTAAGTTTATAGTAATTTTTAATTTCGTCTTTAATCGAATCGAAATCAAGTTCAGTAATATTGAATTGTTTAATGGCCATAGTTTTTATCTAATTCGGTCGAGGTAAAAAGACACCTCGGTGTTTATATTTGTATTCCTTATTTGAAAAATGATAGTTGCAAGAAGTCTGTTATAATCTGCATCCAATTGTATTTCAACCTTTGGATCAGTGACACGAGGTTCGTGTTCTTTGATAACACGAAGCACTTCGTCTCGTATACCAAGAGCTGTGAATTGATCAGTGTTTTCGAAAAGATATTGTGTAACATTACACCCAAGTTCAGGGTGAAACGGCCGGTCGGAAAAATTACTTAGCACAAGTATCTTAACAGCTTGTCGTATTGCCTGAATATCTGTAACAGGACGAATGTCTTTTGTGTTTGGATGAGGAATAAAATTAAGTGGGATGTCAGCAAAAAGACCAGAAGAGTCTACAGCAAGATCTCTTGGTGCTTGCTCGTTAACATTGAAATCTGATCTTAATCCCATATTACTATTTATATCGAAACTACCCCGATTACGTCAGGAAGATTACCTTCTCTTAATATTAATTCTTCATATAATCGAATACCTTCTTTTACATTCACCTTTGGATCAAGAAGCTCCCGAATATTCACATTTGGACAGGTCAGTGGATTAATACTAAACAGGCCTAAGCGTTGAACTTCTTTCAAATTGCCTGTTGAGGAATATGATCGAGTGGTTGTTATAAAGTTTGCGTTTAACTTCGAAGACTTTTTCATAAGAGATATGAAGTAGTTCGCATATTCTTCAGGATCACCATTAGTGACTTTATGGACTACTGAATTTCCAGGAACAAATTTATTGAGCTTCGATGCACGAACTCTTTCTTCGATTTCAACACGAAGAAACTTTTCCCGCACAATTCCATTTACATCTGGTTTAAGATAGATTGATTTCATAAGATTAATTGTTGATTATATAGAGTCTTTATTTACCCCGCTATTTCAAGGTGCGGTCCATCGTAAAAGGTCTTAAAGTCACCACCCCACTTAACTGTTACACCTTGCTCTCTACCAGCTTGTTGAAATAATCTAGCCATTTTTTCTAACTCAACTGGATCATATAATGTACCCTTAGGATTACGGTTATTGATACCTTTGCCCTTTTGCCACACGATATCAATTGCGCGACCTGTTTGATGCTTAGATCGTCCACCTCTCACGTATGTTACAATCGGTCCTGGTGTAGTTCGGCCCTGAGCATATAATTGATTCTGTCTTTCTGGAGAACGATACCCTTCAGTAATTCGGAAGTCTGCTCCTAATTCTCTTGCTCTTTTTATTATCGAAGGCCATCTTGGATCTAACCCTTCTTCAGCTTTCGCTTGAGGTGTTGCAGTGCTTGTTACAGGAGTAGAATCTTTTTTCGCTTGAGGTGTTGCAGTGCCTCTTACACGAGTAGAATCTATTTCCCCCGCAGTAATTTGTTCAACAATGGCAAGAAGACCTACTACTAATATTTTCTCGTCAATAAGACTATGAAGTTTATTAATAAGTTTATCAAAGAAGTTTACGTCGTCTTGATCTACAGTACTAACGATAGCGCCTGGATAAAGCGCACCCTTTTCAACATATTCAACAGGAGTCCATAATTGAACAGACTTTATATCAGGAGTGATTTGTGAATTAGTTGATTTAAATAGTGCATTTTCGATTTGTTCTCTTGCTCCAGCAACTAATGATTCAAAATATTGTATTCTATAATAATCTTTAAAGGTATCCTTTTCTTCTAATTTTAGCCATGTTTGCAAGCCCTGGATGCTTCCCTGCGCCTTCGCCGTCTGATATTCAGGCGTGTGAAGCAGGCGATCATGTCTTGTTGTAATCGGTTCCTTCTCAGAATAATTTACACCTTCTGTCTTATTTTGGTTCGCTGTGGTGTTATCCGGTCTAAATCCTGTCGGATTACTACGAACTTCGTCATTCGTTCTATTTCCACCTGTAATATCAACAGCGTCTTGACCACGTGTTAAGCCTTGCCTTTTAAAATTGTAGATTTCTTCGAGCCCTCCGGTCTGTTTTCCAAACTCATCGAATTTAACGTTCTCGGCACTAATACGAATCGATTCTATCTCAGGATCTCCGAGATAAAACCCTTCTGCTGTCGGAATGTTATCTTTGGGATCCCTTATAATACGGTTGACACCCGCGTCATCGATATAAGATGCTATTCCCGTTACTGGGTCAATAAAATCTGCTGCTGAATTGCTCGTAAAAGCGCCCATTCCATCGAAGCTTTTTGGAATATTATCTTCCCCCAAAATATTTGCTAAATCGATTCCTGCCTGATCGACATCTGAAATAGGCTCAATAGATCCACTATTCGAAGATTGAGAACCAAATTGAATAAAAGGATCCAATAACAACTTTCTCCACTCCTCATTATAGATCTCGCGAGCAGCTCTCGCCATTTCCTCGTTATAACCAGTATTGTTTTGTACATCATCCTGCGACACACTATCCTGAGGCATTGGTCTTATAAATCCTCGCTCGGCCGGCACGATAGGCCTATCTGGCGGACTCGGAGCTTTTTCCTTCTTGACTAATTTACCATCATCATCTGTCTTAGCCTTATCAGTAACAAACTGACATATATCGAATCCTCCGAGGTTCCTCACACTATCAATGACACCTTCGATATCGTCAACAAGACCATCCCACTTTTCTACTAACTTCTGATACGCATCTTCTCCTTTATCCTTTAGATCACTAATATCCTTAGCCAGATTTTCTATTTCAGTAGTGTCTGGTAGCATGTCATTTAAACCGTCCTTAAACCCCTGGACCATTTCGTCGATTTTAGAAAGGCCTATTGAGTCCACTGCGGAGTCGACTGCTGCCTTCACACTATTCTTTAATTCGTTGATTGATGGTATATCTATGTCACCGACTTTAAGACCTAAGTCTGCAAGGTTACCACACTTAGTTATATCTAAACCTGGGAACGCACCAGCGACTGCACCATACACAGCTAATGCATCTTCTAAACTTGGTGTATCGTCAAAGCCATCACCA